CAGGTTCAAACAATCCCCTACTTGATAATTGCGATCATTCAGTCGAACTTCGCTTGTTTTACGGCCTGCGAGTACTTCGGTGAAATGAACGGAAGAGATTTTCAGTTCGTGTAGAGTGAGTTTGCTCATGCTTCCACCTCGGATTTTGCTTCGGCTTCTTCACGGGCCGTGATGATTAGTTCTGTGAGTTGACTTTCGATGAATAGAAGTTGCTCTAGCGCATCCTTATCTGTGATGCGGACGTCCTCATCTAGTAGCTTGTCATGGCCAGTAGATTGATAATCTGTGTTTGCCGAATTAGCGTAGACTTGGAATTTATCTACATGCCCAGAAAAGTTCGTGAACACATGAATTACATCCGTGTTCGCCATTGCCAATCCATTAATGGCATTAACAATGTCGATCACTTCTCTGTCAGTATTCAGACCAGTGAACAACTTCTGTTTGCAGGCCAATGCTTCAGCCGGTAGGTTTTTGTGGTTCATAGAACCAACGCTAGTGGTTAACGCTTCGTCTATTAGGCTTCTTGCTTCGACTAGTTTTTCATATGTATTCATCTTCTATGCTCCTACGCTAAGACGAAAAAAAAGCCCCCATGACAGGGGCAAAGGTCGACTTGGAATAAAACTGGTTAGTGTGTGTTACTAAACTGGTAGTGCTTCAGGCGGCGAACGTCACCAAGCTTGCTATCGAACTCGACGGCCATGCTTTTTAGAAACTGCATTCCAGTGCGGATTTTTTGCAGTTCAAGATCATCAAAGCTCTCGAAGTCGCGGTTGTATTCAGAAGGTTTTAAACCGCCAGCAATGCAAATAAGGCCGCGCTGCTTTGGAGCTAATTTGTTGTACATTGCCTTGATTTGGCAGCGAGTATGTTCACCTGTGAAAAGTGACTTGCACTTGGCCAAGCTTTCACTAGCACTTGGCGCTAGGTTTGCTGCATCGGGGTGGGTTTTTCTAGCTAGTTGACTCATGGTTAGTCCCTCACGATAAACCTGGAATTGGCGCGCCGTTGGCCAAGAACTCAACACCCATGTTGAATAAAGGTTGACCACTGCCTGTGCGGTTTTCTAGATCATTGATTAATTGCATCAGGTTGCTAATGCCAGCTTGGGCTGTACTGATAATTGAACTGCGAGTTGAGCGAGGGAGTGTTCTGTTACCCGCGTTATCGAGCGCTAGCTGTGAAAGCTCACCTGCAAAAATAGAATTGTTCAGAGCACGCTTAATAAATGTTTCTTTGTCGCTGCCCTTTGGTATGTGTGCAGTCACCAAATCAAGGTTGCGAAGCACCACTTCTAAAATTACGTAGTCATCCGTAGCTTTAGAAATAGCCATCATTTCTGGCAAAGAGAGTACGTGTGGTTGCTCTGGATTGAGCTTATTGCGCAGCATGTTAGAACGTAAGCCACAGACATTAGCAATAATGGTTAGTTCGTTACGGTGACGCGCTCGAAACAGGGAACAAGCTTCGTTGTATTCATGTTGTACATCGGCCAAAAAGATGCACATTGTTTGGTTTTCTTTCATATCAGATACTCTTTACAACATACAAAAAAGGTTAATTAGCCCAGCTGCTGTAGCGCTTCACGAGCAGCCATCTCATTCATGGCGAACATATTGATGAGGGTTTTTTCCCTTGCTCGATTCTTGGGTTTAATGATGATTCGCCCTTCATCAATGAACTGCTTCACGGTGCCCTCGGCTAGGCCAGAGAGATTGCAGTATTGATCGACCGTAACGTACGGACAGGCAGGAGGGGAGGTAAGCAATTGACTCATAGCTTTTCCTCCGGTGTGGGAGTGGAAAGCAGATCTAGCAAACGTAATCGGATTGTTTCCCGCTCATCAGATTCCATAGGAGCTTTAGTTACAAACTCCTTAAGTGCGCTTTCACGGCGTAAATCAATTAGATCAGCTAGGTCATCCACATGCACCATAAATGGGCTGCGTTTGCTGTCGTCCATTCGAAAAACAGGGATAGGTAAAGACTGGTTGTTAGCTTTGCCTTTAGCGGTATCTTCATTGATATGGAAGAACTCTTCGCAAATGTCACATAAAGCTAAAACGGGAGTACCAAATCGAGCATGGAGTGCATATTTCGTATTCATAATCAGCGTCCTACATCACTACACGACTAGACGTGTATGTGTTACATTGATGAATCGGTGTTTATCAGTCTTTATCCGAGAATTAACTGTTTAAATGTGGATTTTGACTGGTTCATGTGTGGAATGTTAGATCGGATTCTTGGGATTCGTCAATGTTTATCGTAGGGATTTTGAGTGCGTGAATGGTTTAAAACAACTGAGCTCTTAGATTTAGATGGTCTTCCAAGCAGTCCTCAGGGCTTCAGTCAGAAGGCTAAAAGAGCCGGTTGGAAGTCTCGTAGAGCAAATGGGATAAGGGCTGGATTGGAATATCACATCTCCAATTTTGATGGGGATGTAGTAGCACAATTGCGTAGAAAGTACGGTGATGATGCTATTCCTGATAATGTGACGGAAATCTCAAATGTTAAATCAGTGAAAACTGTATCTGACATGGATGACATGTGTGCTGTTCCCGTTTATAACGTTTATGCATCGTGCGGCTTTGGTATGCAAAATGGTGCCGAGTATCAGTTAAGAACGGAGTTTTTGCCCTGCTTATGGCTTAAGCGATTTGGCCTTACTGAAGATTCTGCGCGCATCATTATTTGTCACGGTGACTCAATGGAAGACACATTGAGTGATGGTGATGAAGTTTTGGTCGACATTCGAGAATTAGACCACCCTGTTAAGCATGGGGTTTACGTCGTCCGCATCGGTAAGCACGTTTATATAAAGCGCTTGAAATACGACATCATGGCAGAGGGTTATGAGGTCATTTCAGACAATAAAGACGAATATGATCCGTTCATTGTAAATGAGCAAAAGCTCGACGATTTTGCAGTGATTGGTAAAGTGGTCACCACCGTAATGAAGGCGGTGGTTTAGAAAAGAAAGGCATCCTAAGGGGTGCTTTTTTTATGTCTGCTGTACAACTGAGACTGTATAGCACATTGAAATTAACACCTTAAAATTATACTGTATTTACGTACAGTGTTTAAGGTATTTATTGTGTCTATTCGAAACCTAAAAGATGGCTCTAAGAAGCCGTGGCTATGTGAGTGCTACCCGCAAGGGCGTAGTGGTAAACGTGTGCGAAAAAAGTTTGCTACTAAGGGGGAGGCGAGGTCTTTCGAGCTATTCACTATGAAAGAGATAGATGACAAGCCATGGTTAGGTAAGAAAACTGATCATCGCCGCTTGCAAGACTTACTTGATACTTGGTGGCAGGTGCATGGCCATTCGGTCAAAACGGGCAAGAACACCTATGATGTAATGGCGAAAACGGTTGAGATGCTTAACAATCCATTAGCACGCCTGTTTACTGCTAATGATTATCTTAAGTATCGTGCCAATCGAGTGAGCCACCACCCCACTAGACCTGATCTCGTTATTTCAGCTACCACTCATAATATTGAGCTAAAAACATTACGTGCTATGTTTAACAGGCTTATCAAGTATGGTCATTGGGATTTACCTAACCCATTGGCTGATATTGAATTGATTAGAGACAGTGAAAGAGAGTTGGCTTTTTTAACCAAAGAGCAGATAGCCCCTTTTTTAGAGCGAGTGAGAAACGACAATAGTCCATCAGCTAAGCAAATATACATTGCTTGTAAAATCTGTTTAGCAACAGGAGCTAGAATTGGTGAGGCGCTAAGCCTAAAACGTTCCCAATTGAATAAACACAAACTGCTATTCACCGAAACTAAAGGCAAAAAGAATCGTTCAGTACCTATTTCTGCTACGTTATACATGGAGATTCTGAGTGTTGGTGCCACTGAGCACGCTCTGTTTGACGTACGTTATTATGCGGCCTGGGAGTGTGTGAAACGTGCTTTGCCTGATCATGTTCCTAGTGGGCAAGCTACCCATGTACTAAGGCATACTTTTGCAAGTCACTTTATGATGAATGGCGGTGATATTTTGGTATTGCAGCGCATTTTAGGTCATAAGAAAATTGAACAAACTATGGCTTATGCTCACTTTACCCCTGATCATCTCATGCAAGCTGTTCAGCTAAATCCGTTAGAAAATTAA